CCGAGGGTGCCGAACACCACGGGCTCCTGTGAGTTGAGCCCGTCCCTAAAGAACCCGATGACCCAAGTGCCTTGGAGGATGCCCGTGGGGGACCAGCCCTTTCCCGACATCGATGCGCTGTTGCTAGGCATCACGACATGCGCCCACGGCAGGTCCTTGGTAGGTATCTCCGACTTGTCATCCGTGTGCCATCCGAGGATGCGGACACGGACACGCCCGATCTTCAGCGGGTCGTAGATGTCCTCAACGACACCCTGCCACCACACGAAGCCGTTTTTGCCGAGGAAGTCGGAACGAATGGGTTCGTGGTTGTGCATCAGATCTCCATGGCGAGTTCGGGCTTCTTGAAGTCGGCGATTGCCTCGGGGAGGGAATCACGGGAAAGGGTCATGGTCATGGTGTGGTCCCTGTCCGTCACCGTGTGCTTCACGGTCGTTACGAGGTACTTGCCACGCATGTAGTCATCCTCGTACTTGTCAGCCTTCTTGGTGGACTCGGGTGCGGGGATCCTGAGTTCGATGACCTGACCGACCTTCACATTCGTGTCCCCGTGGCACTCAACTATGATGTTCACCGAGTTGATCTGATTGAGCAGGGACTGCCTGAGCAGAACCGTCTCCTCGGGCTCGCTGTTCGACACGATGCCGTTCATGGTGTATGTCGTGTTCGGGTAGTACTTGATGCTCGACTCGACAGCCTTGGAGTAGTCCGTCTTCTCGGCGGGTATGAGCGGATACTCCTCCACATGCAAACCTTGCCTGTAGAAAGACTCGTCGTAGTTGAAGTGGACCGTCTTCCACGACTTGGTGACCATGTCATGGGCGAGTATCGCCGAGGAAAGCATCCCCAAACTCTGCTGCTTGACCCTGTCGGAGATGTCCTCCACGGTCATGGCGATGATGTTCCGAAGTTCGGATTCGATCATCCTCTCGCCCGACTGACTTCTGAATCCCTGCACATAGTCCGTGTAGGTGAACTTCGGTGACTGCCGCTTCAGCCGTGAGATCGGTATGAAGTGGTGACCATCGGAGTTCTCGTAGAAGACATAGTCGCAGAGGGATGTGTCGTACTTGGAGCGAGCCTTGTGCGCCAACCAGTTGATCGTGTACAAGGGAGACCAATAGGGTATGACATACGAGCGGGTGTCGTAAGTCTCCTCGACAGTCCGCAGCGGGATCCTGTCATCGTCGTTAGCCTCCTTGACCGCACCGATCACGGCACCGAGTGCTGCGGTGGGAGCGGCGACAATCGGACCCGCAATACCTGCGATCATGCCTCCCGCCACGGCACCTTGCAGCGCAGCCTTGAGGATGCCGCTGTTCTCCTCGTCGGTCCTTGCGAGGTACTCAAGGAATATGTTCTCGACCATCTTGGAGACAGGCATCCGATTGAACGACTTGGACACCTTCTTCTGCATGCTCTTGAAGGCGTGGTCGGACATGAATTCGATCCTGACCATCTGCGTGAAGGGCTGCGCCGTGGCGACCTTGACCGAGATCTTGTAGGTTCGGAAAACCAACTTGACCAACGGCGACCCCTTGTACGGGGTCTTGTACTTCACGGTCAGGGTCTCGGCACCGATGATCGGGAAGTGCTTGATGAGGTTCATGCTGTCGATCAGCGTGATGCTTCCCGACATGCAGTTGGAAAAGATGTCCTCGTAGATGGTGAAGTTCTGAAATATGCCCTTGAGGCTGAGGTTGAATCCCGTGTAGGACCGAAGGGTGATCTCATCGATCACCACATCGCCAGGTCGCATCATCGTCTCGTCATTGATCTCAGGCATGGTTTCCTCAGAACAGACTGCGGAAGTCTCTCAAGACCAAGTCGATGTACTCGGGACGCATGACCTTGATCGTGCGCTTCGCATCGTTGATCCTCTCCTCGTTCTCTATGTTGGTCACGATTGTGGCGTTACCGAGGTCCTCTCCCACCTCGTTATCCCCCATCGGGAAGACCTCGGACCTGCCTAGCGCATACTTTTCGATGATCGGCGTAGGGTTGCCCTTGGCACGGAACCAAGGGGATATCTCCTCCTGCGAGGAGTTCTCAAACCGCTGCAAGGCATACCTGTTGTCATCGGTGATCCTGACGAGCGGGACGGTGATCGTCTTGCCCGTGGAGTTGACCGTGGTGATGTCCCTCGTCAAGGCGGTCCTGTCCGAGATCACGCTCGTATGCCTAGCCGCCTCCCCCACAAGCCTGAACGAGCCGCTGACGGAATCCACCACGACCTTGTACAGGTTGGGGTCCCATGAAATCACTTCGGCGGTCGCCACCACCGACCCCAAGACATCCTTCTGTTGGATCAGGTCTCCCTTTGCGAAGTGGGGGACACGCCTGTCGAGGGGAAGTTCCTTGTCATAGTCCCAAAGACCAACAGGGTCGATGAAGAGTGCCTTGCCCGAGTAGGAAGCCTCCATGTGCTTCTCCATCTCGTTGATGCTCATCGGCCAAGAGAAGAATGGATCGTGGATCTCGTTGAAGAGAAGAATGAGCCAATGGTAGTCGGCTCTGCCATAGATCCTGTATGCGAGGGTCTCGGGCTTCTCCTCGTCCTCGACCGTGTACTCAAGTGCCGCCGAGGCGGCTTCACGGAGAGCGTCGATGATCTTGCCACGGACGAGTATGTCCTTGACGATGGTCCTGCCGCCTTCGTCATTCGGATAAGCCACGCTCGGGATGAAATCGAAGTATCCCATGCTTTACCTCATGCACTCGGAACGGTGCCGACATCGATGCCGAACCTATCACGGGTCAGGATCTCAAGTTCGCTGAAGGTGAGATCCAACTTCATCTTGGTCGGAGATGCTCCGAAATCGTCCGACTCAAATGTGGAGAACACGGTTTCCTCGCCGTAGGAGACCTTGATGTCCTTCAGCGCACACTTGAAGATGTAGGGCATGTATGCGTTGTTCTTGCCGTCGCCCTGTAGGAAGTAAATCTGAAACTCTGCGGGGTAGTCGAGGAACCTTCCCTCGCCCTCGGACCTCTTGGGGTGAGCGAAGAACTTGAGGATGTTCACGATCTCATGGCAGTTGAGCATCTCCGCACGGCTCTTCGGGAGGAAGGTGTATGCGAATGAGAACTCACGCCTCTTCACCTCCTTGAAGATGTGCAGGTTCATGGGATTGATGACCTGCCTCTGCTGCGCCGAGAAGAACTTCCCGAGAGTTCCTGCTTCGATACCGACCTTGCTGCCGAGATCGTCAAGGACCTTGAGATTGGTCATTGCGATTTTCTTTCCTATGTCCTTAGCCACCTCGGCGTTGCCTTGAGCCAAAGCCTTGGGCAACTTGAGGATGTCCATGCCGCTCATGTTGGCATCCTCGTACTCAAATCCATACCCGAACGACATGTTCGTTGGCATGTACAGGTAGATCCTGTGCATGACGGGGGCTGTGCCACCCGCAAGACCCGTCTGTTCCTCTGTGTAGGAGTCCCTTCCCGAGCCCTGTCCTTGTAGGTTGCCTCCGACGAAGGCATCCGAAAGCAAACCGACGAAGGCTCCCGCAGCAGCCGCTGCGCCTTGGATACCAGCACCCACGATGTCCCCGATGTCGGCTGCCGCCTGTCCATTTTGGGCGTTCTGCTGCGAGGCACCCACCGCTCGGGCGGCACTCTCGCCAAGACGCTTGAATGTCTCACGCTTAGTGGCGAGATATGCGGGATTGTTGTCCCATATCTCAATGCACATAGCGTTCATGTGGTCGGGAGTGCTGAGGATCTCAAGAGGGTACTTGTAGTGCTTCCTGTCTCGGACATCCTTGCCACGCTCGTAGAGCCGACGCTCAAACGCAGACCTCGACTTATTGAGGAGCATGCCCTCAATAGCACGAATGTCCCCAAATGTCCCCACGCTGCTGTATTCGTTTGCCATCGTGATCGTATTTAGCGAGTGCCGCTACATAAGGAAGCGGAGGGATCTGCCATAGCCACGGGCAAGTCTTACAAGGGAAAATTCAAGCCAAAGCAGCCGCAGAAGTACAAAGGGGATGCCAACATGTGCTTCTACCGCTCTCTGTGGGAGCGCAGGTTTATGACATTCTGCGACGAGAACGACTCCGTGGTCGAGTGGTCATCCGAGGAAGTGATCGTGCCCTACATCTCCCCGCTAGACGGCAGGAGACACAGGTACTTCGTGGACTTTTGGGTTCGGATCAGGAAGCCCGATGGAACCGTGGAGGAGTCCCTGATTGAGGTGAAGCCCAAGAAGCAGACGATGAAGCCCGAGCAACCCACCACCAAGAGGGTGTCCAAGAGCAAGATCACGGAGATCAGGAATTGGATGATCAACTCGGCGAAGTGGTCTGCGGCTAAGGACTACTGCGAGGACAGGGGTTGGAGTTTCCGCATCCTGACTGAGGAAAACATCTTCGGAAAGGCAAAGGCATGACCAAGAAAGCGGCAGCAAAGGTGGTGCGGGACTTCGGTCGCTCGGGACTGAGCCTCAAGGACCCGAAGGCGACGAAATGGCTTGCCACCAACCTCTCCAAGATCAAGACGGGGATGCGGCAGTCCTCGTTCATCGACTCGTCAAGGACGATCACCAAGAGGAACCAACTCTCGCCTGGGAGGATGGTCTTCTACGCATACGACCCCAAGACCCAAGACGAACTCCCGTTTTGGGATGCGTTCCCCGTGGTCATCATCCTCCACCCGAAGCCCAAGGGATTTCTAGGTCTCAACCTTCACTACATCCCGCCGAGCGTTCGGGCTACCTTCCTCAACAACCTCATCAAGTTGGTGGATGACCCGAATTGGGCTGTCTACAACAACTACAAGGCACTCATCAGGGTCACCTACCCGATACTGAAGGCGACCAAGAAACTCAAGCCCTACCGCCCCTGCATCAAGCGTTACCTCTACAGCCACATCGTCAGCGACATCGCCTTCATCTCGTCTGCCGAGTGGAAGACGGTTCCGTTCTTCCCCATGGATGACTTCCAAGGAGCGACTCGGGAACAGGTGTGGAAGTTAGCCAAATAGATACTCCTATGGCACTCGACTTCCGCACAGACTTCCTTTCGTCACGGGCAAGGTTCCTAGAGGGATCCAAGGACAGCCCTGCGCCGTCCTTCATGGACTATGCCTACGGTCGGCTGCGGGAAACGGGTTGGATGTCAGCCAACCGATGGCTTGTGATGATCTTCCCCAACGAGCGTGTTCGCTCGGCACTCGGGATGGAGTTCGTCCCCGATGTAGCCCGACTCGCAACCACCTGCAAGTCGATGACCATCAACGACAAGAGTTGGTACACCAGCGAGGAGAACTACATCACGGCGGGGTCCAACCGAATGTTCCCCTATAAGAAGAACACCAACAACAGTTCGGGAATGCTGTTTCAGTTCAACTGCGGCTCCGACCTGTTTGAGAAGGAGTTCTTCGACGGTTGGTACTCGTACCCGCAGAACCCCGTCACCAAGCAATGGCGGTTCTACGATGACTATGCCAAGGAGAGCGAGGTGTACATCATGCTCCTCCCCAAGCATGTCAGGAACTTCGATATGGCTATGGAGGCGATGTATCAGGGGAAGATCACGGGGGTGCGCCTGACCGAGGTGTACCCATACAGGGTGAACATCAACGGAGGTTCGCTCAACTACGGATCGGGCTCCGAGCCGATGACCATCGATGTCGGACTGATGTACCACGACATGGTCCCCCTCAAGGAAATCAACCTCACCTACACCAACACCCTGCCCACCATCACGGACACGGGCTTCCCCGTCATCGACAACAGTTCTAACGAGAAGATCCTGCGGCAGAGCCAATTCAACCTCAACAAGGCGGTCAATGGCTTCATCGTCGGTGGAATGCGGGAACGGGCGAACTTCGACCAACTTCAGAGGAAGCAGCGTTCCATACTTGAGGCTTACTCTCGGCAGTTGGAGGAGTACAAGAACGAAAACTTCCCGAGGGCAGTCGATGGCAGGGTGGTTTACCAAACCCCACGCCAAGGCGGATTGGACCTCGGCTTGACCCTGCTCTCGCAGACCCAAGGGTTTTTCGGAGCGGGCTTCTTCGGATGACCATCTACACCATAGGAGATTGACAGCATGTCCCTCAGCGGAATCCTCGCATCAGTACCCAAGCATCAGACCATCCTCCCTCTCAGCGGGAAGAAGGTCGAATATCGACCGTTCATCGTCAAGGAGGAGAAGATCCTCCTCATGGCGGCGGAAACCAAGAACGAGAAGAGCATCTACAGCGCAATCAGGGAGGTCGTACTCTCATGCACGGGAGGCAAGGTCGATGTGACCAAGATCCCCCTCCTAGACATGGAATACCTGTTCCTCCAACTCCGCAGTCAGTCTGTCGGCGAGACCACCAAGCCGACGATCAAGTGCGAGAAGTGTGGCGGGGGCAACGAGTGCGAGATCAACATCAAGGAACTGACCCCTCAGTCGAATCCCAACCACAGGAAGGTCATACCGCTCGTCGCCGACATCAGCATCGTGATGCGGTATCCCACCCTTGAGGACATCGATGCCCTCGGCGAGGGCTCGGATGTGGACAGGACCTTCGCCCTGCTGACCAAGTGCATCGACAAGATCAACCAAGGAGAGACCGTCTACAACTGCTCGGAGATGCAGGAGACGGATGTCCGTGAGTTCATCGATCAGATGACGCAGGACCAGTTCAGGAAACTGTTCGACTTCCTCGACACGATGCCCAAAATCGAGAAGTCTTTGGCTTTCGACTGCACGATTTGCAAGCACCACAACGAGCATATGCTCAAGGGGATCGCAAGTTTTTTCTCATAGCCTCCTCCCACGACAGCCTTCTGAACATGCTATCGGTCAACTTCGCCATGATGCAGAACTTCAACTACACGCTGACCGATCTTGAGGGCATGATGCCGTGGGAACGGAGGGTCTACATCGACCTCCTCATGGAACACTTGAGGAATGAGAAGGAAAAGATGGAGTCGCTGAAGCATCAGCAGCACTAGCAAGGAACGATCATGGCGGGAGAATCAACCAACAATCCGATGGGATCGGGAGGCAATCCTGGCAGACCTCCTCTGAACGATCAGGGGATGGGTCAGCCGAACCCTGCACCTCCACCTCCCGCTAGTGCGATCCCCGATCCGAGCGACATCACTCAGGCTTTCGATCAGTTTGTTGACAAGAACAACGAACTGAACAAGACCATCGAAAAACTGAATGCCTCCCTTGCCGAGACCCTGAAGAAGGAGCAGGAGACCCGCACCAAGTTGGCAGAGGCTGCTATTCGACAGCAGCGTCTGTATGTGAAGCAGGAGAACGAGCGGAAGAAGATAGAGGAGGAGTACAAGAAGTACCGCAAGGAAGACGGGACTTGGTACGAGAACACCAAGAAGATCAAGGAGGAGTACGACAAGAAACTCTCCGAGGGTCTGTCTGGCGTAAGTGCCGAGTTGAAGGCTGCGGAAGAAGAGGTCATGCAGCATGCCTCCTCGCTTGAGGAGAGCAAGAAAATCCTTGAGTCGGAATCGAAGCAGCGCAGCGACAGCATCGCCGAGATGAAGGCGATGAGCGAGAAGATCAGCGATTACAATTTTGGGGTTGGTCTTGATCTTGAAGCGGCGTTGGACAGGTCAATTTTCGCCTTAGATCAGATAGGCGTTACCGTCGCCGAGATGCAGCAGAGGGTCTCCGAGGAAACGGGCAAACTCGTTGAGGATGGTCTCAACAAATTGATGCAGGAGGAGAACGCCGCCGCCGAGGCTCTCAAGAAGGCGAACTACGAGGAGGCTCTGAAGAAGGAGAAGCAAGCCTTCGACAAGCGGATGGAGAACGAACGCCTCGCCGCAAGTCAGATGGCAGAGAACAGGAAGAAGGCGGCAGAGTATGCGCAGGAGTACGCCGATCAGCAGAAGAAGG